CCACTACCTTCTAAACCACTTAATTTAACTGCATATATTCGTGCGTTTTTTGCCCAACCATACGTTTTACCAACCGCGATTCCGGCAACGTGAGTTCCATGTCCATCGTAATCTCTATAATGATTTGCATTTTGTGTGAAACTTAAACCACTTACAGTTGCCCAGTTTATTTGTTGGACTCTACTAACACCATTCTCATCGGTAAATTCTGGATGGTCTGGTTGAATACCACTATCCTGAATTACTACATCTACACCTTTACCACTTAATGAATATGTATAATCTTGCGTAGTTGTTGTACCACTACCATATACATTTGTTGTAGAATTTGAGCGAATTAACCCCCAATTGATATAATTACCACTATCACTTGATGTTTTTGTAAAATCACCTTTTTGTATCACATTTCGAACCATTATAATATCGGTCCTATGTTCTGGTGGTATTTCTACACAATAAACTCTATCATCATTTCTAAGAGTTTCTGCTTCTTCATCGGTTAGTAAATACCAACATTGACGAAGTGAAGCCGGTCTTTCATTTGTAAATTCTATTCTACGATTTGGGATATAAAGTAAACCATCAGTTTCGGTTTCCATATCTTCCCAAAACGCATCGTAATCTATACCTTCTTTAAGTGCAACATTATATTCTCTCATATGAAATTAGTGTAATGCAACGTGTACTCCACCTGCATATCCTACAAATTTATTAGTTGTTGAATTGTAATACATATCACCATTTGTTAGTGATAAACTACCGGTCTGTCCATCGGTATAACTTCTCAAACGGAATGGTGATGATGTTACAATCACGGCAGTTCCAGCTGCTAAGTTTAAGTTTGTTGCCGATGTGATTTGTGGTGTACCTGCCGTCGATATATTAAATGCCGAAGCAGTAATTGCACCGGTTGCAATAATCGAACCAGTTACGGAAAGAGATGATGATGTTGAGTTCCAATTCAAATTCGTTTGAACCTCACCCGCTTGTTGACCTAATGCGGTAGTTAATTGTGTACTATATGCAATTATACCACCATTTGTATTGCCACTAACAAGTGCACCAGATAAACCATTTGAACCAGATGTACCACCACTACCAGCAGTTCCAGAAGTACCATTTGTACCACCTGCCCCAGCAACACCACCAGTAAAGTTGATTAAAGCACCAAATGAGCCAGATGCTGTTAATGTAGCACTACCAGTTACTGTTAGACTTTGAATATTAGAAATTGTTGTAATTCCAACATCTCTTAATGTTAATTGGAAACTTTGGCCAGATGTACCATTTGAGCCAGGGTTTCCAATTCCACCAGATGAGCCTGAAGTGCCATTTGAACCATTTGAACCAGCCGCTCCTTGTGTACCATTTGTACCAGCTGAACCACTCGTGCCAGACGTACCAGCAACACCCGGCGAACCACTTGCACCACTACTACCAGATGTTCCCGTAGTACCACTTGTACCTAATGCACTAGTTCCAGAAGAACCAGATGTTCCACCAGTTCCGCGAGTACCACTAGTTCCATTTGAACCAGCCGCTCCTCCAATTGGAGTTATACCACTAGTACCGGATGTACCCGTAGTACCAGTTGCACCGGATGTACCAGATGTACCAGCAGTACCAAAGTTTGTACCATTTATTCCAGATGTACCAGCAGTTCCGCTACTTCCACTACTGCCAGATGTACCATCCGTACCAGTTGAACCACTACTACCAGATGAACCACTACTTCCGCTTGAACCACTAGTAGCGCTTGAACCAGATGTACCAGCAGTTCCAGTTGAACCATTTGTACCAGATGTTCCACTACTACCACTACTGCCAGATGTACCGACAGTACCAGATGTTCCGCCAGTACCAGATGTACCTATTCCTATCAATCCATATAGATAATCTAAGTTATCATCCATTTCCAATGCGGTCAATGGTGAACCCTTTTGTAATCTTTTAATTAATGCCATATCTTTATTCTATAAAATAATTCTTATATAGATAAATATAAACAAAACTTAAAATGGATTATTTGTAATATGCTTTGAGTATTTCTTTTTTGAATTTTATTTCTAAAATTTGTTTGATTCCATCCAAATTGTAAGTTCGGTATGGGCAAGGGGTTTGATTGTATATAGGCTTTCCTTTTACATAGTTGTTAAATAGTCTACTACCTTGCCTATCCCCTCTAACTATTAGGTCTTCCAATCTTTCTGCTTTCATTACCTTTTCTTCAGTTAATGATTTTTGAAAAATTGTTGTAAACCACTTAAAAAAGTTATCTGGCCTAATTTCACTTATTTTTATACAATTGATTTTTTTTTCAAAAATTCCAAGTACAAAAACATATGAGGTTTTAGGACCAGATAAAGATTTTGTTGTTCCGTCATTATACTCATATGACACTATTTTATATAAATTGCGGGGTCTAATTAATGATTTAGCTACACCTGCTTCACTTTCTATATATTCTAAATATCGAGCACTAAATGGCATATTATACTTTGTTTAATGTTGGTAATTTATTCAACTTTGGAAGATTGAATGGAACAACTTTTGGAGCTGCTTTTACATTCTTTTCCATAATTTGCGTAAACACTTCGTGCATTTTATCCAAAGTAAACTTATTAAGTGAATTTTGTTTTAATCCTGCCGATTGTTTTACATAAATATCGTAGTTGTTATAAATATCATACAATTTGTTTGCTGCCATATTATAATTTACAGTAAACCATTGTGCTTCTTTCATAATAAAATCATCAGCTGCTGATTCGTGAACCGGTGTTAATTCTCCTTCCAATAAAACCGAATGTTGTGCTGGTAAGAAATCTACCTGTCCACTCCAACCACTTGCTACTATTGGTTTTCCGGTTAAAGTAAATTCTGCTAAAGGTCTACCATATCCCTCGCCTTTGGCAAAAGATACCATTGCCTTAACTTTTGGGTGGTGGTATAAATGAGCCATATCTGCTTCTTCCAAATCACCATGCACTAAATAAATTGATGGGCACTTATCACCAAATGATTGTACTACTCTCTCTATTTTTTCACGAGTTGCTTCTCTATCAATTACGGAGAAACCTGCATGCGATGTTTTAACAATAAGACCAGGTCTTTTTTCTTTTGGTAAATATTGAAATACTGTTGCGAATGTTTTAATCGCCATACCAATATCCTTTCTATCCTGTCCTAAATCCCCTCTTAACCAATGTCCTACAACTAAAAAGTTAAAATCTTCTTTTACATTTGCTAGAATATCTTTTGTTGGTTTTTCTTTTGGTAAAAATACATCAATATCAACTCCCTCAAAAAGAACTTCAACTGGTGTGGTTAGTTGTGTTTCCCCTACGATATCACCGGTTTGTTGATTTTTATGTTGATATGTAGTTGTTGCCAAAACTCTTTTTGTAAATTCGGATGGAACTAATATTAAATCCATATTGTTACTTCCGTCTATAAAGTTCTTTGGGCAAATTGTAGTTTCAACCCCAGCAGTTACACCAATGTTATAGTGTCCTTTTGCTTCAAACTCATTAGCTACCGATACCTGAATAAAAATATCTGGCTTTTGTGCAATCTGTCCTATAACTGAATTTAACATTGTTTGTCCAAATTCAGTTGATGGGTCTACTTGATTTTGTGGAGTGTTACCCCAGCGTAATGGTATAATTTTAATATCATACTTATCCATTTTGTAGAGTGATTTTAACAAATCTCTACAATGGTCTCCGTATCCACTTCTGGTAAATACAGGTCCCTGAAATACTAATAATGGTTTGTTCATAACTTATTTTATCTTAAATACTTCAAATCTTTCTCTTGGTTTCCAATTTTCAAAAACCGCCTCAACTCCATCTACTAATGTTTGACACATATTGGTGTGTGATAATCCCATCTCACCTAAAAATTCTTTTCTACCTTCCAATCCTGCTGCTTTTCTTTCTTCTTTTGGTGTGTTGTAAACTTTTTCAATTGCATCTACTACATCGTGAATATCAACTCTATCATCCCAAATATATGGTGTTGGTACTGAACCTGCCAAAGCTTGTGCTCTACTCCAAATTGGTGTTACCCAACTTCCGTGCTCAACTTTAGATTCCCAATCTCGCCATTTATGTAATGAACCAATTTTAATGTAATCTTCGTGCGTTAAATACTTACCATCTAACTTAAATCCACATTGGTCTTGCAATCCACCAGTTACGTTTACAATAATTGGTGTTCCAGCTACTACCGATTCTGCAGTTGCTAAACCAAAACCTTCGTTATTTGCAATGTTAATCGTACAATCTGCTATATTATAAAGAAGATTAAGTTCTTCAACTGCTCTTCTTTTTTCAGAGAAAATTATGTTTACACCGGGAGCTACTGCATCAATTACTGCTGGTAAATCCGTACCATTTT